GCACTTGACCTACCGCCTGGGCTGAGCCACGTCGGTGGCGAATGGCGGAATGTGGGAGGGAATCCGACCCCGCGCGTTCAGGCCGGAGCTAGTCGAGGCCTGCGCATGCACTTGACCTACCGCACCAGATTTTGCTTCTTGACTTTGTATGCGATTGTGGTACACTCGCATTACAATCCCGGTCAATGCACTGCCGGGACAAGGAGTATTTATGAAAAAGAAAACCGAAGTCAAAACTGCCATGCGTAAAAACACATCCATTCGATTAAGTGACGAAGATCAATTACACTTGGACAAGTTGCGTAATATCCTTTCCCCTCATGTGCGCCTGTCTGACAACAAAGTTATCTCTGCCGCGTTGAAGATAGCGGATGAAAAGTTATCGAAAGGTGGTAAGTGATATGAGATTTCATATAGGTATACTGCCTGTTTTCACTGGCTTTTATGTAAAGAGATTTCGCATCCGTGGCGTGTATAGTTCCGATAGCCTTGATCTTGTTTTAGGTTGGCTTTGTGTTTCGTTGGTTTTTTCTGAGCGCAGCAAAGCCACAGGTAGGCAGTGAGCGGAGCGAGCGTTAGGCCATGAAAATGGCCGTAGCCGGAAAAGCCCCGCCCCCCTATCCCAATTTGACACACAGCGCTGGATGTGCAACAGCGCGGCGAACGAAGAGAGCCTGCCTGTGAAACAGACGACAGGGTGGGGGGTTGGGTTTGGGAGGGGGGCGGGGCGGTCTGTGGCGATTAGTCTAAGTAGAGGATTCTTTTGAAAGGAGTCTATGTGGCAAAATTCAAAGTGCCAAAACGACATAAAGAGATTGGTCCTGAAAGTATGGACAAATTACTGTCGTATGGTGGTTGGGCTACGCATGAATCTGTGGACGATCCTTGTTGTCTTTGTGGTCGGAAGCGTCAGGATAATACAAAAATTTTGTTTTATCATCCCTCCATGAATCCGGCTAACATGCCGCAAGAAACCAGGATAAGAGTTTCCTGGGATGAACACGAGAAAAGAGCATATAAATCTCTTGCGATTTGCGTGGATTGTTTTTATTACTTTGGTCTGTTCTCGTTTGTGCCTTCTGCACGCGTGTAATTGTGCGGGGCGGCCTGTGGCGTTTACGATTAGAGGAGTCTGCTGGGAAATATAGGCTTATGAAATGGTTACATAAATTTCGTGTCCATTATTGGAATTATAGAAACCCCTATGATCGGACGTGTGTTTTCTGTCCAAAACATGAGGTTGCCTACTGTAATGCCTGGGACCTGGGAAGGGTCTACGGCGAGTGGCGCTATACTTGGTGGGAAGATGAGACGCGTTGAGGGCGGCCTGTGGCGATGTTGCTAAACGGGTGCGTTTTCTTTTGACCTTTCTTTGGAAGGGCCGTTTCCTGCCCCGCCTGGCGGGGTGAAGGAGCCGACTTCTGAACTATGGTATTATTATTTTGCCTGTGTCGTTGAAATGCGGAAACTTGCTTTGCAAGAATAAGTGGCGTAGGTTCGTCGTCACCTCCTTCACAGGCTTTACTTTGATACCCTTTTGACTTTGGGGGCTGGTTCGGTGTGGTGGTCGTTGAGTGCAGGGAACGATCCTAGAATGATGCACGGCATTTTTACCGTAAGCTGCATAACCAGAGTCGTAATGTGAATGAGAGCCGTCCTTTATTGGACGGCTCTCTGTATTATATAAAACTAGTCCTTGACATTATCGCTGTATTGTGCGATGATGGACACCATTGCTTTGTTTGGCGATGGGTGCCGGTAATCATCTACCTTTCCGGCGATGCGAGGTCTGAATGACTTATAAAGGTGGTAAGGCTGGGGCGGGTGTGTACCAGCAGATCATCAATCAGATTCCACCACATGAGGTTTATATTGAGCCGTTCCTGGGTGGGGGTGCGGTCTTGCTTGCGAAGAAGCGCGCGGCTGCCTCCATCGCTATTGATGCCGATGGTGACGTCGTGTCTCGCTTCGAAGGTATCGCCAATTGTAGCGGTGACACCATGCCTGGTGTCACCTTCATAAACGGCGATGCGATATCGTATCTACAGAATCGGCGATATGATCATGTGACCTTTGTTTATTGTGACCCTCCTTATCTGTTCGATGTGCGCTCATCGAGGCGTCGCATCTACGCTCATGAGTTTGGTGAGCGTGAGCAACACGAAAAACTGCTTGCAGTTTTGAAGTCGCTGCCTTGCATGGTGGCGATCTCGGGGTATTGGTCATCGCTATATGAGTCGAGCCTGCCGGCAGCCGAAGGCTGGCGGTCGATCTCTTTCAATGCAAAGACGCGCGCGGGTGTGGCGCGTGAATGGCTTTGGATGAACTATCCTGAGCCTGTTCGGTTGCATGATTATCGTTACTTAGGAGATAACTTCCGTGAGCGTGAGAAGATCACGCGGCAAAAGCGAAGAATCCGGGCGAAGCTGTTGCGCATGAAAACTTTGCAGCGCTATGCCTTACTCTCCAGCATCGACGAATTGAACGATGCTTCAGCATCGTCATAATTGGCGTGGTTGGCCACACTCGCTTTATATGGCGATGCTTACCGGTAAGCATCGCTCTTTCTGTCGGTGTCAGCTGTTACTTCTTCTTCATAAAACTCGTTGTCGGCCTGAGCAATATCAATTCCCCTTTCATGATGGCCGTGTGGATTGCTTCCCATGAGGTATAGCCCTGTGCTTTCAACCATGTGCGCTCTTTGTCTCTGCGCTTCTTCTGGCTGAGTTTATTCTTCTCTCTCGTTACGGTGTTATTTGTCATATTGACATTGGTCTATGTGTTGGTATAATCTGGATGATGGACGCTCCACTTCCTGTAACTGGTCTTGTCCCGGCAGTGCATTGACCGGGATGATCCTATAAATTGCAGTGACCGTCATTCAACTCAATATATATTGTTTCGCTTTAGAGACTTCCTCCGGTTGACGCCGCGTGAGGAAGTCTCTAATTAACTCAATGTAATATCCGTGTCGGCACTGGTCCCTGCACTTCCCGCGGCGATGTTGACCGCATCCTCGATCTCTGAATCTCTGACGGCCTTCTTGATGTGTTCGATGATCCTGCGCTTTACGAATTGCGCCTTCGTTTCGGGGTTCGGCTCGTCTCCCTCGAGTGTGGGGGAGTAGCCGTACTTCTTGCAAAAACCATCCATGACTCTTTGAGTGATGGCGGTGGGGATTGTGATTGTGACTGTTGCCATGTTTTCTCCAATTACGGATCGCACTCGATCTCGAATGCGACAAAGCCAAATGTGCAACTTGCGCCTGTGGCATTGTTGACGAAAGAGATACCTAGTAAATCTCCGGCAACCACTGCTACGCTGTGTGTGATGTCCGTTCTTGTCGCTGGGCCAGCCGAACCTGCCGCGATGGTGATTGTGATGGCCGTATCTGCTATGGTCTTCCTGATCGTAATGACGATATTCCCGCTGGCGGGTTGTGCTCCTACCTGCCGAACGTACAGGTTTTTGACTGTGCCTGGCCTCAACACTGGTATGGAACGTTCGGTTGTTCCGGTGAATCCATCTATGTAACCGACTGCGTAATAGGTTGTGCTGGCTGGCACAGTGGTGCTTTGCATGTGGGTGGCGTGCAAGACGATGGCATTGAGCGCGCCCTTATGAATATGGTCCCTGCGCGCGCCGTAGGCGCTGGTCCCGTCTGCGGCGGCGGATGCGACGTTGGCTGGATCGCCTTCGCTGTCCAGCCACATATCGGCGCGCTGGTCTACTTCGTGTGTGTGCGCTGCTGCTGAATAGATACTATCGAGCGACGTTCGCAATATGGTAATGGTCTGCGCCAGTGTCTTTCGTACCCATGTCCAGACAGTGGCGACTTGTTCGCCTACGAGGAAGTCGAAGATAGCGGTGGGGGCGTTGATGGCTGGTGCGATTCCGCTGTGATGGTCGTCTATCGTTTCCATTGCCGCCTGGATGTTGTTGTCGTTGGCGTCGAGGATGCCTGCGAAGCTGGATGTGTTGAGCGGGGTATAGGGTGCGGCGGCCTCAATGGTTCCGGGTAATGCTCCGCCTTCTGTGCCTTTTGCCCAATCTATATTGCTGAGATATATCCTCCACCCCAACTCTTTGAATTCGTAATTGTATTCTTCCTCCACCCACATACTGTTGGTTGTGGTAAGGCTTCCGGTTGGTGGGTAGTTGGTTGCAAATGTAAAGGTGAATGTGTCGAATGTGAGATATTTTAGGTGCGGTGCAATGGGTTCTATGACAAATGGGTACGATAGTTTGGTTGTTGGCGCGCTGGCGGTACTTTCGAGATAACCAAGATTCCAAAGCGGATCGTCTGCGTCGCCTGAATAGTGTATGGTATTGGCTTCGTCGCGGTATAGGAACCGACGATAACCCGCAACGTCGCCTCCATGCTCCTTGAATTTTCCAAGTGGCATGGTGTAGTCTGCGCTTCCGTTCGAGTCTGTGCCTACGGCCTTGAAGCGGATTTGATCGCTGCCATTATCACAGGCATAGATAATGTACTTCTGCTTGATCATGTTTATGATCGTGTTGGATCGATTGAGGGTAAGGACTTTACCGGCACCGAGGAATTTATAAGATTGCCATGCTGCGCCTACTGTGTCATAAACTGCGGTCTTGCCGAAGTTTGAGCAGATCGCGTCAATGACTGTTTTATATGTGACATCGCCTGCGGCTGTGTATTTGAGTGCCGGTAGCATGCAGGCATTGACAGTCTGAAAGACTCCGTCCCATACCTGGGACACGCCGTAATAGTAAGATGAGTCTGTGGTGTAGTTCACGCCTGCGATAGTTACTCCGCGCGTGATTTTGAATTCAAAATCATTTGGGCGTGTGAAGCCTGTGTAAACGCTCCCTGATTGTCTTACCCATTTGGCGGTGAGATTGATCCCTGATAATTTGAAGTATGTTGGCGTGGCTGTTTCAATTATACCGAACCCTACTTCCCGAACGGTCAATAGAAAGTATGGCTGGAAACTCCCGCTATCTAACGCGGCCTCTAGTGTGGCATCGAGCGTCCTCGGCATCTACTGCCCCCAGGTGTGGTATTCGTCGTTCCATGCGCGTGTGTCCGGTTCTCCGACTGGCGCGCGTCTGCGTCCGGCTTCTGTCATTCCGAGATTGAATGCTGTTCGGAAGTGAGCGGCGACTTCTCTGTAGTTATCGGGTTGGTCCTGGCTGAGATTGATTGTCTCTATGCGCGCGGTGGCTCGGGTCATGATGGCATGATAAGCCGCGCCGTCTACAATAACTTGATCGTGTCGTGCCTGGATGGTTGACTCGACCTGGCTGTCCAGTCCGTTGATCGTGTGATTGAGTGTGTACCTGACAATCAGTGTTTCGCTGGTGGTCACTGGTGAACGTAGCCGGAAGAACACGCGCTCATCTTCGACGTAATCATCGTAAGTAATGGATATGTCCAATTCGTTCTGTCCATCGCCCTGCTTGAGCACATCCAGAATTTCAACGGCTAAACTGTCCTCATCTGTGAGTTCATATTCGTATAGATCGGCTATGCCTGTGATGGTGACTGCCGCATGGATGGGCGCGCGCAAATTCCATTCGCTCAATGCCTGGCGAATGGCTGCTGTCACAATGGCCGTTGTGAAGTAGGTCCCGCTTGCGTCGCCCAGGATGTTTTGAACTTTGCCTATGAGGGTGGTGAGGCTGTCTGACATGATTGCTCTCTTTGGCTCTAGGATGCTCTGAATTATGGCGGACGGGTGTTTTACTCCCGTCCGCCCACTTCATTTACTGGCGGCCTTGTTATTTTCGGTAACAAGCCGTCCTAGATGACACCTTGCACCCGCAAAGCGGCGGATACGACAATCCCCAACAATGCCAGCAGTCCGGTCAACAGGAATTGGAGTTGCTCATGGTTGAATGGCAGGGATGGGAGAAAGTATTTCAGCATGTCATAAACGAATGTGACGATGATCAGAAATATAGGGAGTGGGAGAGGAATTGCGGCGAGTGCGCCCATGATGTTCATCACTCGCCTGCCTTTGGGGTCGCTTTGGTTTTTGGCGCGGCCTTGGCGGCGGCCTTGGCCTTCTCTTTGGCCGCCTTCGCTTTTTGTTCTGCGACCAGTGCCTGAGCGCGCGCCTCATCCGCCTCGGCTTCGGCGTCCAATGCCTCCTGCTCTGCATCTTCGGCTTGTTCCTGCTCATTGGCCTGGTAGTCCTTGGGTTCAAATTCGAGCTTGCGCCCGCTGGCTCCATCCACTACCACCATGACTCCATCTTCTCGGAGCCGGTGCGATAGGAGGTGCGGCCTCTTGGGCAGTTTGTTTTGGGTCTCGGGGGTTTCCCTGGCCTTCTCTTGCTTGTAATACTGTTTGAGCAGTTCTTCAGCCTGCTCGCGTGTATCGGGCGAGTCGGTGTCGTACTTGGTATTTACTTCGTCAGTTTTCGACATGATATTTCCTTTCTTCTTGATCGTTCTGAAGAGTTTGTATACATCTTCCGCTGAGGGGCGGTGAATTTTGGTCAACTTATAACACTACCGTAGTGTTGACACGTGCGCCGTGGAAGCGGATCACACTGGTGGCGGCCGCGTCCATCGTGAGGCGTACCTGGATAAGATCGTCGTCGTCCATCCAGACCGGTGTCGTGATGGTGAGTGTCATTTTGTGCTCATCGAGATCGTCGGTCTCTGCTGCTGTGTCGTTGCCCGTGTCGTAGGTGAATGGAATCGCCGTGAGAGTTGGGAATGCGGCTCCGTTGGCTGGTAATACAAACCAGTCTATCAGCGCGGTTACACCGGCTGCGTCGAGTGCGGCGGTGGTGGTAGCCCACCAAATATCAATTGACTTGAGGTAGGATCCTTTTAGTGGGCTTGAATTCTGACCCATGACACCTGCACTGATCGGGATGTAGATCACGCCTGTATTGTCTGCGGCGGTCTTTTCTTTCACAACCGTGCCGGTGACTGCTCCGACTGCATCAGCCCATGTGCCGGTAACGTAGGAGCACATATTTGGACTGATCCAGTTGCTTACGTGCGTGTCGCGCACATATCCGCCGAGTTCCATTGAGTAGCGGGTGATGATCTTCCACTTGCGGCGAAGGTTGGTGTATATCTTGTTGATCTTCACTGCAAGGTCAAGGCTGATCGCCATTGGTAGAAGGTTGTAAAAGACGAGTCCGCCTGCAAATGCAGCGAGCACGGCGGCGATGATGTAAACGATCGTGCTGTTCAATTCGGTTTCCATTATGTTTACTCCTTATGGATTGGACTAGTCCCACGATCGTGGGGTGAAAGCATTCCTGCGATCGTGGGTTGATACGATGGCCTAGGCGACGTTGTTCTTGGCGAGTGGCATGTCGTCTGCCACGCCTACGGCTAGGAACTGACGAACCTTGATCCTGGCTTCGTCATTAGCGAACATGGCCGGGTCAATTTCGCTGGATGCGCTGAATATCTGCGGGATGACTCCGAATATCTCTCCGATCATGATCCCAGGCATGAGGTTGTTGACGGCCGCCCAATCGGTGGCGTCTGTCCACTCCGGGACCGCAACGGGCAGGACGTGGCCGCCGAAGGTCTGTCCGCCTGCGGTTGGCACCAAGTGGGTTGGTGCTTCCCAGCGTGGCATGAACAGACTCTCTGCCTGTACGATCAGGTCTGCCGGAAATAGGCCTACATTTGGTTTCATGCCCTGTGGCTTGCCTGTGCCGTAGTAGCCCGCGGCGTTCTTGACGAGCATTTTCTTTTTGTACATGGCCGTGGCAACGGCGTTCCATGCGATGTAATCGGTTCCAAGCGCGGTAGTCAACAGGTTGAGATGGCCTCCGGCCGTGGTCTGTGCGGTGGCGTTGAACAATGCGCCTGTGTCGTTCATGGTGGGACCCGCTCCGGTGTTTTGCGTGAAGATGGCTGCCACGAGTTCCGAGATATTGCGGATGCCTGCCAGCGCGCACTCCTTCGGCATTCTGACGAACGCGCGCAGGTCGTCACGCAGCACGGCCTCGATAGTCAATGGGATATATCCGCCGTTCTTCCCCCAATCAGACGTCTCCTTGTTGTCGCCAAGGGGCAGTTCGGTATATTCGGCGCGCTCTGCGACGGTTGGGAGGCTGGCGATTGTGCCTGTTCTTACCCATGTGATCTGATTCAGATTGTTGAAATGCTCAACGGTGGTAACGTTCTTCCACCAGCCATACACGTTCTGCAAGTCTGCCCAGGCCTTGATGAGCATCTTGTTCATGACGTTGGCTACGACGCCTGGGAAATTCGCAGTTACTAAGGCAAACTCTGGGTAGTACCCGCCCATGAAGCCCTGATCGCCGGTTGCCATGAGATAGGCGTCCTGGATGCCGCGCAGACGATGTACCTTGACTTTGGCTTCTTCTGGCGAGCGTTCCATGCCAAACAAATCTTCGACGGCCAGTCGGAATTGATCCTGGCTGTTGAACATGCTGCCGATCTGTCCGCGTCCCGGCCCCTGGATGCTGCCGGGCGCGGTCAGCGCGGCGACTTCCTCACGGGCCTCACTGATGGCGGTCGACAATTCGGACGCTTCGAACGTGCGGCCTGTGAATTGCTTACGGATGCGGGCTTGTGTGAGTTCTGGCAGTCGTGATGTGGACAGCCCGCTTGTGAGCAGGTGTTCGCACATGGCAACCAGGGTTTTCTGACTCGTTGCCAGTTGTGCGTCCATTGCCTGCAACCTCTGTGTCTCGCCCAGTAATTGGGCGGCGGCTAACTGGTTGGCTTCGATCTGCTGTTCTTGCAGAGTCTGTTCAACCTGTTCTCCCTCGACCTCGGATTGCTCGTTAGTTTCGGGATCTGTAACCATGACTTTCACTTTCTTTTTCATTTGACCTCCTTTGGTCGGGGTTTGATTATCCCGACGTGAATTCTGGCCGGGATGGGTAGCGGCGGGGTTGCCGGTTACTTCGAGTTTATATTCCTGTAACGTATCTAATCCTGTTCCTTCGACTGCGGGCGTGTTCACGGCGGAGGTTTCCTTTCCGCGTGGGTTGATGAAGATGAGCTTGCAGGTTACATCTTTACTGTCCACCTTATAGACTCTGCCTGGTGAATGTCTGCATTCCATCGAGAACCATGACTGCTTGCATATCGAACACATAACATCGTCGTAGTACCAGCCGATGGAGAAGCGGTCGATCTTGCCTTCGACGAAATCGGTCATGCCGCGGCGCGTGGTCAAGCGGATGGTCTGTTTGAATATGCCGCCTTCTTCAGCGGAGTCAAGGATCGTGCCGTCCCTGGCTTCGATATTTTGCGTGTCGTGGTTGCGCAGGAATGGCTCGCCTTCGAACGAGGCGGCGAAGGCGTGTAAGTCTTCGCTCTTGAACTCGTAGGGGTTGCGGTTTTTGCCTGTGCCGAATACCTTTGCGTTGAAGTCGAGATGATCCAGTTCGCCGCTTTCGATCTTTGGCAATATCTCTGCACGCGGTGGTAGTTGCATCTTGTCCACCATCGGCATGGATCGCATGATTGGGTGTAGTTTTTTTGTCATGGTTTCCTACTCCTTTGGTAATAGCTTGAGTCGTATCTCTGTCGGCTTTACGCTTTTGACGCGAAACCGACTGCCTTTGATTGTGATTTCTTCACCCTCACGAAACCACGCGCCGTGATTTGGGTGCTTTTCTTCGAGCGCCTTTATCATCGCTTCAAGTTCCTGCGGATTGGTTGATTTGATTGTCTCGAAAGTGCCTTTACCTGTATCCATTGCATTGCTCCTTATTCACACGGAAAGCTGAAATTGATCCCGCTCGCGCCATATGTTGGCGTCACGGGTACTACTCTGGCAAAGCTGCTGCCTGGGTTCTCGACTGTGAACATGGTGGGCGGCGTAGGCTTATCGCAGCCTGCCCAAATGACGCTGCTGCCTCCGCCGCTGTTGAATGCGACGCGGGCTGTAAGCCATCTGACACGGACGCTCTCTTGTCCTTTGGCTCGGATAGGCACTAACCTGCGCGGTCCTTTTCCTGCTGGCATTATTCAGTTTCCTCTTCCTTCGGGTCGCTTGGGTCGGTAACGCTCTCTGCGCCTGTGCCTTGCGGTTGACCCGGTGCGGTGAGTGGTCTTCGCAACCCCTTGGGTGCTCTGCCGTCATATGGCTCTGCCATGAAACGGTATATCAGTTTCAGGAATGTATCTTCGTCCATCAACCGCCGGTCATATAGTTCTGCCAGCGCGGGGAACGAGCGTGCGAGTGCAAGCGCGAGCGTGGCATTGTCTCGTTGTGTAATGTCCGGTGTGTTGATCTCGATCTCTGCGTCTGGATTGATCCCTTCATCCACTCTGGCCTTGAGCGTGACAACTATTTCGATGACCTCCCTTACAATGTCCTTGAAGTCGTCCTGATCTTCCTCCAGCGGCTGGAATGCCGGCGCGCCCGCGGCTTCGGCTGTGGTGCGCGTGGATGCCTCCGGTTCTGCGTGCCAGTGCATGGGTTGGCCTGCGCCGTCCAGAATGTTCTTCTTGATGGCCGTGCCGTCCATCGAAGCGTCGAAGGCGTCCAGGTTGGCGTTCAGTATCCCCCATTGTTCGCCACTGTTTGAATTGGTGACAAGCACGCTGCCGGACTTGGGAGGGTTGGCATTGAGCTGCTTTTCTCTGGCCTGCCGTTCTACCTCGTTGGAATATGCGCCTTGAATGACGTACATAAATGCGGTTCGGAATCGGTTGAGTCTGACACGATCTTCAAGCCACGAACTGAAGCGCCCTATCCATACCAGTAGTGTAGAAAAGTCCGCTTCCCCCCAGACGCTCCCTACCGGTTGATTGCTGGCGTAGTGGAGCATGAATGTGGTCTGTTGAGCTAAGGGGTCGTATGCGTCCCAGCCTTCTTCTCCGACTGAGTCCTTGGTGTATTTGATTTCCTGCTCGATGTCGTTGTCTTTGGTCTTGATCGCTTCGATCTGCTCGGCCGGCACCGCGCGGATAAAACTTGTCCCGCTTTCGTCTACTGTGAATAATAAGAATAGATTTCCCGTTCTGTAAAGCTCGTCATACCAGCGCTTTGTGTTCTTCTTGAACCTTACGAGCTTGTCTTTTTGCCATTTGTCTAAAAAGTCCTGTGTCCTTTGTTCGGCGCTCGAGCCTGTGATTTCTTCAACGACCTTTTGTATCAAGCCTTTCTTTTTTGGCTTGACCGAGATACTCCATCCTTTGCCCATGATGAATGATCTCTGTAATCGCACGATCCGCCTGGCCGTTGGATTGACTCTCCACGCGCGCAGACTCTCGGCAAATATCTTCTTCCGATCCCATGCGCTGCGGCCTTCGTACAGGCTGGATAGTCCGCCGGTGAAGAAGTTGTTGTCGCGTTCTGTGATCGAGAGCGCCATTTCCAGTGCGTCGTTTGCATTGGCAAGCTGGCGTTGAAGCTGCGCGACCGTGGGGCGTTTCTTAGTAGGCATTAGAAACTCTCCAAGGAATCTCCGGTATTTCCTTCCCTAATGGCACACTTTCAAATGATGGGTGGTAGAAGAAGAACCAACACTCGCTCTTTGCGGGGTCATTTACTGCTGTTAGGAATACTGCTTCTTCTGGCAAGCCCTGAATTGTCTTTATCTTTGCTTCAAAGTTTGTAAACATCATTCTGATAAGGTTTTCGTCAGTAACGACAATTCTTGCGATTCGTCGCTCGCCTGATATTGTTATTAAGTGTGGTTTAGTAGGCATTATCCATCTCCTGCAATACGTCTGCCTGCTCTATGATCTGTGTTTCGCTGTGAACGTACCAATCCAGTTTGTCCAGTTCTGCTACCATTGAATCGGCGGATATAAAATCGTCGTGGATGAGTTGGCCGCCTTGGTCGCGTGTACCATCTGGCACGCTCCATCTCATGGTCTTGGCTGGGCCGATCAGAATTTCACTCTGGCAGTTGGCGTATTGGAGTCTTACTTCTTCCGTCCGCGCGCAATCCCTAAATCTTCCGCTCTCGATGGCGGCGATAAAACCGTAGCCGATCTCGGATTTGGTCTGTGCTGTGAACTTAATTGGAATGGTGCGGGTCGGGTATTTCTTGGCGAACATGGACCACAAGCCCTCTCCTACGCCTGTGGCGTCGATCACGATGTACTGTGGCTGCCAATTTCCTATCAGGGAAGAGACTGCGCCGAACACGTCTACATGGTTGCTCCCGTGCCAAGATAGGCGAAAGACTACACGATAGATCGGTGCTTGCAATATTTCCAGTCCTTCTAGGTCTATGTCCACGATGGATAATGTGGTCTTGTCCCGGCCTGGATTTCGCATCCCTTCGAGTTCGAGCATGGCTTCATCCATGCCCGCCACGTCAATCGTAAAGGCGTAGATGTGTCCTGCCTGCCTCGGCGAAAGTTGACCATTCTCGTCAACTGTTCGCCGGGGAAAGGGTTGGGTCTGCTCTGGTTGATCTCCCTGCATGAGTGCCAGTCGGCGCGCGTTGAACATGCCGGCCTGAGCGTCGATGCGTTCGCAAAAATACTGCGTCTTTACCAAGGGATGCTCACGGCCAAGTTTCTTGATCTCGTTATCCACGAACTGTCCGTATGGCTTATTGATCTTTCGTACATCGTTGGCCGTGTAGACGAACACGCGCTTGATCTTGTCTTGTTTTTGCAGTTCGAGCGCGGCGTCCTGCTCGCGTGCGAGCAGTGTATTGGTTGTCCACTGCGTGCCTACGATGACTCGGGTGGCGTTCGTGCTGGCAACCATGGGGGCAAAGTCCCGATCATATTTGGCGGGTGTGATGTCCTGGGCTTCGTTGATGACGAGCAGGAGGCTGGCTGTGGCTCCCACTACATTGGCGTCCTTGTCGCCGGAGAGTAACGATGTGATTGCGCTGCCGATCATGCGCATGTAGTCACTGCGTTTCTTCCAAAATGATTTGGTCAGCAGGTTGGCCTTGAGTCTGTTCTCAAGGCGCACGATGAAGTTGAGTGTTTGCGGTTTGTATGTGGGATTGGCGACGACGATCCCCACTTCCCGATGAGCAAATAGATTCATCAGGTAGGCAATGAGGTTGGCGAGTAGTTCGTCCTTGCCTGCCTGTCGGGATATGATGAGTACGAATGTCAGTCCCTGCTTTTTGAGAATGGAATTGATGATCGCTTCGGCCGGTTCCAATTGGTAGGGACGCATCTTCATCCCGCCTCCCCTTTCGGTGAAGCGGTCAAAAGTTTTGTGTATGTTCTTGATGGTTTGCTCTAGTGTTGACATTTGGTTTATCTCATAAGAGCAGGCTGGAACCTGCGCATGAGCCGACCTTCCGTTTTAGATCTCGCATCGCCGTTCCTGACGTTACTGCAGCATCGCCGCTCTTGGCGATGTTGGCCAGTATCGTTATTTATGTCGATAGGTGCCGGCGTTTTCATATGCCCATTTCCAAACGTAGTTCTTCGAGCGCGCGTAAGATGGAGTCCTGCACGTCGCCGGTCTTGCCGTGTATCAGGTGTTGTGTTCGTACCAGTGTCGCCAATGATATGGTTGCGTTTGAAAGTGTGTTCATTGCCTTTAGATAATGGTCGTCGCGTGTCTCGTTCTGCTGTGCGTCCGTGAGGTAGCGCGGCTCAAAGTTCAATTCATTTTGTAGATTGTTGATGCACACGCGGATTAGATTGATCTCGCTTTCAACATCAACAGGCTTTTGCTTGTCCAGCCTGGCCTTCTGCTCTGGTGTAAATCGTTGTGCATAAAAGCCATGTTTCAATGCGTTTTTGTTGCCCGGCTTGCCGCCTGGCTTTCTTCCGGTGGGTTTTGACTTTCCTTTGCGCGGCATGTGTTACCTGAATATCCATTTGATGATCTCTACGCCAACATATGCAATCATTGGGGTGATGATCACCCATCTCCACTTGGTGCGTTCTTCATCTGCTCTCTTCTCCTTCTTCTCCTGTGCCAGTAGGAATTGATTGAGCGCTACTTCCATTGGTCCTAAGCGCGTGGTGATGGTTTCGTTAGCGGTCGCCACATCACCGATCACTTGCAAGGCTTGTTTCATGACGGTTGCCATAAAGCGTAAGCCCTGGCGTGTTTCGAGATTGTCGTCTTTGAGCGCCTCATCAATCTTGTCTATCACGGCTTCGGCTGTGGTTGGAGTGGGCGTCATTAGACTGGCCGCCCGATGAAGCGCACGCGGATCGGTCCCTTGATGGGTCCGTTTATACGTATGGTGAACTTCTCGATCAACTCCCTTACGTCCCTTTCCATGATCTCAATGTCGATAGTCAACTTGCGGCGTTCCGTGTGAAAATCCGGCTCAAACTCGATGGCTTGAACGTATAGAACTAGTGGAGCATTGGACTCGGCTTTTCTTTCCTTCATGGCATAGGTCCGGTGTAGCCTTTGGAGCGCGCCCATGCATCCATTGATAGCACCCATACTGCCAATGCGGGCGGCTCGGTGGGTGTATCGTTCGCTACGGACTTGCGCGCGAAATATCGGTTGCCGATTTGCAAGCAGGCATATTCCTGGGTCACGTCGTTATCGTCCGTGAGTCTGCCCCATTTTTGATTGTTGGTTGGAGTGATGATCTCTACTACGTCAAATGCTTCCCCCTGGCTCATCTTGCGGATCGTGCCTCCTGTCTTTGTATCGGGCTTGCCGCGCACAAATAAGAATTTATTTGTGACGATATATGTCTCTGACATTGGCTTCTCCTGTAAGGTAGAAGCCACCCGATAAAAAGAATGCGGACACAGCCCGTTTATCGGGTGGCTGTGTCCTGGCTCTTGCAATGTACGCCCGAAAGTGTGTTACTGTCAAGAGGTAACGGATTGGGAAAAGGTTACTTAAATCACCCCGGCCAAAGAAAATCATTGATTTTCTTTGGCCGGGGCTGTTGGTTGCTCTAGTGTATCTTTATCAACTCTGTGTTTCCGCAGCGACTACATGCGTGAACTTCACCAGCGTCGATTTTTACAAATTGATATTTATGACCAAATAGCCAACACCATATTTTATACATTCTTTCTCCTTCCTGCATCAGCCGCCTGTTTGGATTTCTCGTTTTTCATCAAATCCATAATTTCAGGAAAGTTAGAAACTACATGATTGGCTAATGTTTCAGCCAACTCCTCACCCTTTTTCCCTAACTGCTTGTCATATTTTGCAATTATGAATTTGAATTTGATTCTCAAGAACTCCTTTGCGGTTGCTGATTGCATTATTACTCCTTTGTGTGTCTTATATCAAATGTTTCTTGGGATGGTGTCCCACTGCCTTTGCAAATCCTTCATCATCTTTCGTTCTTCTGGTGTAAATCGCTCTTGTTGCGACCAGTTGAAAAATACATTGCTCATCAACTCACCGACTGAATTAAGTTTCTTGATTTGTTCCTGCAATTTACGTTGTTTGATTGGCGGCTTCATGGTTTTTCCTTTCATAGTAAATTCTTTTGCATGATCTTCTGTGTCGGCAACAAATCACACGACCACGCTTCATGCCCAAGAGCTGCGAAGGCGTCTCTGGTTTTACCGCTGAACTCACACGCAACTAAGATTTTCATAAGTGGTTGCCTAACGGGTTAGGTTTTAGCGGCGTGGCGGCTGCGAATGTAGGCAACGTGTTTCGATATGTCATGTGACCCATCAGACCGACCACAATATTCGCACACATTTGAAGCAGTCCGCTGCACGTTTTGTTGGGCGGATACTTGATTGAGCCAACTTTGAAAGCCCTTATCGCCCATTTCATTGCAAAGTGCTATCATGAGGACGTCGCTCAATTCATCCCAACCCACTGACGGATCATCTAAGTGATGTTTTCGATATGCCATTTTTACAGCATCGAGCAAAGTTACCATTTCTCATTCCTTCGGGCGTCTGCCCAACGGGTTAGGTTTTAGCGGC